CATTTATAAGCGCATTGACGTTCTGATACTGTCATTGGTTAGCTCCCATCCAGGCTTATTACGGCACCAGGGTGATAGTGCATTACGGCGTCGCTTATTCGCTTAGTGGGCAATCGTGTGCCGTATGGAAATCGTCGCTTGGCGTGATCTGCGAGTAGTTGTACATGCCGTACTTGACAGGTATTCGGTACTCGTCCGGTCGAGTTTTCCACGTTTGCGTCTTGCCATTACGTCGCCAGTTTTCAACACGTTCTGTTACTCCGCCCCTAGGGCCTACACGCCGGACGCATTCGCCATAGTGGAAAACGTCCGCTGTTATCGCTTCGCTTCGGGATATCATGTTTAGCTATTCCTTATTCCTGATCTGCTATTTGCGTGCAGTGTTTCCATACCACGCAAGCGGACTCGTCGTTGTGTTTAGCACTACGTCGCGACTCTTATTCCGGTCGCCATGCGCTGTATAAGCGCACCCGTGCGGCTATGTTTAGGCGTGTATCTATGCTTTCCGGTTGACGCGTTTCGTAGCTTCGTAGTTCGCGTGCGTGTCTAGGTGAAAACGGCTTTTTACCGGCGGTCGCACTATCGAGTCGCCGCGTCCACTCGCGTATCTCAGCACGTCAATCCTGCTCATCTCTCGACGTTTACCGCTACCGCTACCGCTACCACGCCTTCCGGTCTGTCCCATGGCTGTTCCCCCTTTCTATTAGCGTTTCGTCCCTGGCGTCGATCTGGTTGGCTTGCTTGACGGCCTTGCGCTGACTTGCAGCTACCGCCTTGCTCCCCCGCCCCAGTCCCTTCGTAGTTTCATCGGACTGTTAATCGACACGAGCTATTAGACCACATGGCGGAGCATGTGTCAATACCCCCAGCCCCCATATTTGCACCCGATTTGCCGTGCGTCCCTGTATACAGGCGTAAATTCAATTTCAAATTGGTCGGGTGCGGGTGGTGCGCGTAGCTAGCTCCAGCGCGTGGTGGCCTGGATCAAGCGCGTCACCTGGCACGCGCTTGCCGTAGGAACGCGCGTATGTGGCAGGCGCGATGGGGGCGCGTGGGTGCTCACACTCCACGCCAGGCCCGAGCAAAAGGGACGCGGCGCAAGCGCGCAAGCGTGCAAGCGTGCAAGCGCGTCAGCGTGTAAGCGCGTAATGTTGCAAGGGTGGCGCGCTGCTAGGGCGTGCTGCTCAGCGCGAGCTCAGCGCGGCAGATAGGAACGCGCGTCCCCTCTTGGGAGGGGGATGGCTTAGGATTTATGTATAGCATATATGGGTACCCGTGCCAGAAATTCAGTGAATAGTCGCGTTTCGGGCGGGCGTGCGTATGTGAGTGGGCATTGGTAATGTTGTAGCGCGTGTTGAAAACAACCTGGGAATAGAATACAGCCCTGTAACAAGCCGTGCAGACCCCGAAAACAGTTTCCTTTCCGCCTTTCCCAGCCCTATTGGGGAAGAGGGAATAGAAACGATTGGGGGCAGTGAAAGGTAGGGGCTAGTAAATACGGGACACAGCCAGCAGAACAGCGTTTACAGTGTAAACCGATGTAATTACATGTAAATTGCAGTGATTTCGTAGCGGGTATTTCGTAGCTAGCATTATCTTCCGGAGTCTTCTTTTAGCGTGTAGGTTCTGTATATCTTGAAGGGGGAAGTTACACCCAGGGGGTCCTAGAGGCCCCCAACAACGAGGTGGGTGTGACGACCCCTTCCTCTCGCGGGCGCGTAAGTCTTAAGAGTCTTATACGTTCTTAGTATCTTAATATCTTAGTATCTTAATATTTTAGTATTTTTCTTTCTTTTCTTTTTTTCCCCCCTTTTTTTTCTTTTCTTTCTTTCTCAGATACGATTATGGGTTATGGGCGTTGGAAAACGGGGCGCACTTAGGGAAAAACCGGGTACAGAAATTGACATTTGGGGGATTTTCGGGTACGTTGGGCGAATATTGGATAGCAAAAGTAGGTATTCCGTCTATATCTCGCGACAGGGGCTAGGCCAAATGAGCCATAAGTCCAAGGACATAGCTCGTGCCACGCTTTTAGAGCCTCGGGCGAGTTACGGGGAGATCGCGTCCAGGTTTGGGGTATCTCGTCAGCGTGTTGGGGCGATAGTTCGCAGGTTGAGTGTGGGCCGGGGAGTGTCTCGGAAGAGTAACAGGAGAATACAGGATGCCGGGTAGCAGTGCGGCGGAGACTAGGGCTCGTCAGGACGCTTTTATTTCAGCATATTCGTTAGTAGGGTCTTTCAGGAAATCTTGTGAAGGCATTGATATATCGAGAAACACGGTTAGGTCGTGGATACATACCGATCAGCAGGGATTCAAGGCAAGGTACAGGGAGGCGCAGGAAGAGTTCAGAGAGTTCTTGCAGGATATCGCAGTAGAAAGGGTCAAGGACCAGAAACCTAACGATAATCCCGTGCTGCTCATTACCCTGCTCAACGCCCACTGGCCCGAGAAGTATCGCAGGGACGCCTACCATGCAGATAACGCGGCCAAGGAGATAATGGGCGAGTGGAAGAAGTGGGTCAAAGACAGCAAAAAGGCCGAAAACAAGAAAGCAAGAGAGGACGAGAAGTCGATAGCGCATACGGAAAAGGAAGAGGCCATACAGGAAGCGCAGAAGATTCTGTCGAGGAAATTCGGTGACAACCCTCACCAGCCAGCGTGAAGGCCCGTCCCAGAGGGCCGTAACAGAATATATATTCTCTAAGCTGGACTTCCTGCCTACCACACTCCAGTCAGATATACTCAATTGCCGCAAGAGATTCGTACTCGTTGCGGGCGGAGAACAGGCCGGGAAGTCTATGGTCGCCTCCAAATACCTTATATCCAGGTTCCTGGAAACCGAAGAGCCAGGACTGTATTGGCTCGTGGCCGCTGACTACGAACGCACACGCGCAGAGTTCGATTACCTCGTGCAAGACTTCGCTACCCTTGGGATACTTGCGGAAGTTACCAAAAGAGTAGACCCAGGACGCATTATCCTTGCGGACGGGACCAAGATAGAGACGAAATCCGCAAAAGACCCTCGTACCCTGGCTATGAGAGCGCCCGACGGTATACTCGGCTGCGAAGCGTCCCAGCTAGACCTGGACTCCTTCTATCGACTCAGAGGAAGGGTCGCGCCCAAACGAGGATGGCTCTTCCTGTCAGGTACCTTCGAAGGCTCCCTCGGGTGGTACCCACAACTCTTCTCCTCCTGGCAGGTGCCCTCCGAGGACGAAAAATCCTTCTCCCTACCCGCCTTCTCTAATACCTACCTGTATCCCGAGGGAGCACAAGACCCCGAGATACTCCGACTGAAGGCAATGGCCTCCGATGACTTCTTCATGGAACGCATCGAAGGCATACCGTCCCCGCCCGCTGGACTCGTATTCGGAGAGTTTAGAGCCGATATACACGTAGACGAGGATGCCAAATGGGTGCCCGGAGAAGATGTCTACCTCTGGATGGACCCCGGATACGCCGGAGCCTACGCAGTGCTCGCCGTACAAGAGATAAACGGCCAGATATGCGCGTTCGATGAGGTCTATGAGCAAGGCCTTACTACCGACGCCATTATAGATATCGTTACTAATAAACCCTGGTGGAAAGATGTCCACTCCGGCACCATCGACATAGCAGGATACCAACACCAGGCTATGTCAGCGCCCGCAGAACTGTGGATGGATAGAACCGGCATATACCTAGATGCTCAGAAAATACGCATCAACGAAGGCACCGAAAGACTCAAAGGCTTCCTGAAACCCGACCCTATTACTAACGCCCCTAAAATGGTCTTCTCCCCAACGTGTAAAGGCGCACTGTCCGAGTTCGGGGCCGTACCCAGCCCCTTCGACGGACAGACACGGGCCTATCGATGGAAGACCGATAGAGAAGGCAATATAGTCGGGGATACCCCCGACGATAAGAATAACCACGCCATCAAAGCCGCTATCTATGGCATAGTCAGCCGGTTCGGGTACGGATACGTTAGCTCAAAAGAGTTCATTAAGGTCAAACGGTGGGTTGAATAACTTATGCCAAGACTGAAACCCGAAGATATCATCGAGAAGGTAGACGGCCACTACGAGGCCACACACACCCTGCGCGCTCGCATGGACGCCGATCACCAACTATATAAACTCGACCCATACGACGCAGGTGATGGCTATAAATCCTATACCTCAAACGAGCCGCAGACATATGCCGATAAAGTCATCGCGTGGATGACCGCCGCAGACCTCGTGATCCGAATACCCCCCAGCGGTAACCCCCGTAATACCCGTGAGATAAATAACGACAAGGAACGATTCATCATAGGAGCCCTACGCTCCGCTAACGAACGACTCTCCACACGCCTGGTACCCCCCATTAAGAACCAACTCGCATGGTATATCGCCATCAGAGGATGGTACGCAGGCAGAGCTATCCTCACCAAAGACGGGGAGGATAAGACCTGCATCGACGTTACGCCCTGGGACCCTATGCACACCTACTGGGGAGTAGGACCCGATGGCCTCGCATGGGCCTGCTATCGCGTTAAGAAGACCAAGGAAGAGATAGAGGCCCAATACGGCGTTCGACTCGGCGAGTCACAGCCCGATACGGACGGCATTAACGTCTATGACTACTATGACAAGGAGTACAACACAGTCGTAGTGCCGGGACGCTTTATCAAGAAACGCACCCCGCACGGCTCTGACGGGCATGTGCCCGTCTTCCTCGGCCCCGTTGGGTCTACGCCACTCATACAGTCGATGGAGTGGTCCTCCATAGACGATACCCTGGAAGACTATGGCGAATCCGTCTTCAAGGCCACCCGGAACATATACGAAAACCATAACTTTATGATGTCCGTCATGCTGGAGCTTACCGCCAGGTCGCGTAAGCAAGGACTGAAAGTCCACAGCAGAGACGGCACCAAAACCCTCGATGAAGACCCCTATAAGGAAGGTACCGAGATATCCCTGGGACAAGGCGAGGAGATACAACCCCTCGGCCTGCTGGAAATGGCCCAGGAGTCCGGGGCATTTATGGGCCTTGTGGCAGGCGAGATGCAACGGGGCTCCATACCACATACCGTCTATGGCGAACTACCGTTCCAACTGTCAGGGTTTGCCATCAATACCCTACGGCAAGGCGTCGAAAGCGTCCTGGTTCCGAGAATACAGGCGATGGAACGCGCCTACGTGCAGATATCCAACCTGCTCTGCGACCAGTACCAGACAGGAGCCTTCAAGGCCGTGGAACTGAGCGGGCAAGACAATAACAGGATGTACTTCTCCGAGGAGATCACCCCCGCCAAAATACGCAACGGCGGAGACCCAGAGATAAAGATCGTTACCCAACTGCCGTCAGACGATATGTCCCGCTATGGCATGGCACAGATCGCTCGCGAAGGCCCCACACCACTCCTGCCAGACCTGTGGATACGCGACAATATCCTCGGTATCCAAGACGCAGACCAGGTCGAGGACGCCGTCAAGGAACAAATAGCCGAACGCACCCTGCCCGAAGCAGGGATATGGTCCCTGTACCAGGCCGCCATGAAACAGGGCAGGGAAGACCTTGCACAGATGTACTTCGGCGAACTGGTAACAATGCTATTTGCCAAAGCGCGACAATTATCAGATACTCTGCAAAGTGGTGGGCCGGGTGCTCCACCCGGACCTCCCTCCCCGGAACCCGGCGGAGCACCAGCCGGGCTACCCGGCCCACCACCCATGCCGCCGCCAGGGGTCGCTCCCCCAGCAATGGCCGGGGTCCCGCCGCCCGCGCCTACCCCGCAGGCAGGACCCGTCGTCCCGCCAGGACAGCCCAGGCCGGGAGCGCAGTCGGACGAGGAACGCCTCCGAAGAATCGGGCTCGCAGGCCCGAGAGGATAAAACGAAGTGGCAACTACCTCCGAAGAACGCGATCTCCTCAACGCCTTTAACTCTATATCGCAGGACCTCCTGTCCGGTACCACGCCCGACTTCGTGCGTAACTATCTCAGGCCGCCGGGGAATACTGGGCCAATGAACGCCTCCCCCGCTCCCGTCGGGCCGCCGCCGAAGATGTCTACCGTCACGCAGGCACAGAGGGGGGGGATGTCCCCAGGCCAAGCCTTTGCCCTTGCTGAGGAAGGCGCCCGCGCAGGCGCAGAGACCGACGCACTGAAGTCCATAAGCAGAGAGCAGTTTACGCTCAAGAACAGGGTGAGAAAGGCAGCCGAAGCCCTAGTACGAGCGTTCCCCGAGGCTATCTTAGGCATTAGCCCGCTAGCCCCGCATAGCAACGCGGTGCAAAGGTACGCCGACGAGTTCGGGGTCAGCGCCGAGGAGCTAAATAGAGAACTCAAAGCACTCGAAGTTTTCTACCGTCAGGCAGGCACAGAACAAGCGTCCAAGAGAGCAGAAGCCCCGCTTATTACTCCCCCGAGTATGGCGCCGCCCGCTGAAGAACTCGGTTATGGGGTAGACCCGCGGGCCTCAGCCCTACCTACCCCGAGTATGGCGCCGCTAGTACCACCTCCAAGTTTCCAACAGTCCACCGCTGATTTCTTGCCAGAAGCTATACCACGCCTCGCGCCTGGACCTTGGGTGCAGCCAAAAGAAGGTGAGGGGTTCGAGCCACCGAGCGGGGAGCCGCGGTACACAGGATTCCCTATGAAACCCGGCGACATCCTTACGCCTAATCAGCTTGCTATGGTACAAGAGGTGAGAAGACCAATCATTGCGCCGGGGCTGCATCCAGGACTGCCCCTTACGCCTGAGGAGCTTGCCGAGGCTCTGGCTAAGAAAAGACCAACTATTATTGCTGCCGATGAGGAACTCGTAGAAGAAGCGCTACCTCCTGAAGTAGGACAAGCGCTACCTCCTGAAGTAGGACAAGCGCTACCTCCTGAAGTAGAACTCGGTTACGGGGCAGGCCCACAGGTCAGCGGCCAGACGTTCGCGGAAGATGCCGGAAAAGAAAAAGACGATCCGTTCAAGGACTTCGAGGACCCCTACGCCGCAGCGTTTGAGTCCGCAGCAATGGGCTGGCTGGGGGGAAAAGCCAACCGGCCTGCTTACATGGCCGCCGTCAAACGCGGGGAGTCCCACGCTTTTGGCAGCTATTGGTTACAAAAACTACTCCTCCCAGAGGGCAGGCGGGGTAGGTCAAATGTCTCATATTACGACTACCTGACCAAAGGCAGACATATTGACCCGAAAAAGACACAGCCTTTCTATGACTCCATTGTCAGGGCATCTGCTGTCGCACACGAGTCTACCAATATCAAGGACTGGGCTGAACGCTACAGGGAAAGCCACCTGGATGACGAACAAATTGAAATAATAGGCTCAATTGTACGCGACAACCCCGAGTTTGAGTTCGATATCGTGGCCGCCCAGGAAGGGATCACGGGACAGGGGTACTTTGGGGCTCAACGACTGAAAGCCCTCCGCTCAATGAAAAAATATTATGACAAGCGCCTAATAAGGGACCCGAATGCGCCCCGGATGGGGTTTGCGGCCTGGTGGGAGAGTCAAAAGAAAAAACCTAGAGGACAGATTGAAACCCCGCAAGACCCAGTAATGGCGGGGCCACGCCTCCCTGAGCATGGAAGCCTTGGCCTGGGCCAGGCAGTCGCCAGATAAGAAACGGAGCATGAGATATGGTAACTAACAACGAGGACCTCTTTGGAACTGACTACTTCGCTGGAGAAGAAGCCTACGACCCCTATGAGCAGTTCCAGCGTAGGATGTACTCGCAGATGCTGCCACGGACCGGGGCTGTCGGCACAGAGCCCTACCGGCGGCTAGAACGTGCCGCCGGGCGGGGGTTCGCTCCCGCCTTCGGAGAGTGGCTCCTCAGCCAGCCTGCCCAGAGAATGGATTACGGGATAAGCCCTCAAGGGACTACGATTCCACTGGGCGCCTACGATAGGGGGTCGGAATACGCCACAATACCGACGGGGATATCGGTGCAGGGCACCACTACTCCTACCTTCGGCCAGTGGTATGATGCGCGGACAAGACCTGATTATACGGCGACGGGCGACCCGACCACGGCGTTCCAGAACCTCGCAGCACTGTCAGCCACTTACGGGGGCTCAGGTGTTCTAACAGAGGCAGAGCAAGCCGCAAGGTTGGCAAGCCAGTATTTCCCGTACCTCAACCCCGCCACCAGAGAGGCTCGGGGGATAACGTCGTATATGCTCGGAGGCCCTACGAGAGGTTATCTCGGGAGGTTGCAGGAAGGGCGGGCGCAAAGGCTCTCTGATCTATTCGGCCGCCTCCGAATGCAGCAAGGTAGTGATGTCTATGGCAGGCCCGTAGAGTCGTACTTTGACTGGCTACAGAGTGTGCTTCCGGGTATGCCGGGAAGTGCTGCACAGGCAGCCGCAGCAAGCCCCGCAGAGGCAGCCGCAGAGGCAGTCGCAGCAGGGACCTCTGGCCGGGACGAGGCTCTTGGTACGTACGACGTCTCGGGAGGGGAAGGTCCGGGCCTGGGCATCTTGGGGCGACTACCCGTTGAGGATCAGAACCGGTTCCGGGCCAACCAGCGCATATGGGAGACCAATCCAGGGTCGCAGGGCGTATGGTACCAGGCTTTCCAGGAGGGCGAAGACCTGGGAACCATTATCGAGGGGCTTAGGGACATAGGCGTGTCTGATCCAGCGGCAATGATCCGTCATTGGGGCTCGCTATAGAATTCCTTCCCCTAATGACTGGGTACGGCAAGCAGCTAACAGGGAGAATATAGATGGCTGATTATTTCTCAGACTGGCTTGAAGACCTCCCGTCGGCGGCCTACTACAGCGCCGCGCCGTTCCAGCAGGGTGCCGGGACGATGTTTGGCACTGCGCCAGCCGCGCAGCGGTACTTTGAGGGACAGTTCGGCAACGTGCAGCGTCAGTATATGGGGGACATAGGCCGCCAGCTTAGGCAGGGCGAGAGCCCCTCCCTGACGTTCACCCAGTTCCTAAAGGACTACCCGTGGACCCAGAGGTATACAGGCGCAGGCCGTCCCGGTGCTGGCGTCTCGCAGTTTGCGCCACCCATTAGACGGATGTACTAATGCCCAACGGTGGCGAGGACAAGCACGTAAGGCTACGGGCTGCGTGGGCTGCGATGAGGCGCCGCTATCCCCTGGCGCTAGAGCAGTTCGGTCCCGAGCCGTGGGACAAGAAGACGGGGATAATCACGCAAGAGGCAGCGGATGCCTATAGGGGCGCAAAGCGAGCCGCCTCCGCACCCACGCCCGCTGCGGCACCCACGCCCGCTGCGGCACCCACGCCTGTTCCCGCACCACCACCACCTCCTCCTGTACCTGCGGGCGGACCTGCACCGAGCCCTAGCTTACTAGGGAGGGCTGCCGGTGCTCTTTTTGCTCCGCTCGAAGCCTTCCACCAAAGAGCGATGATCCCAGCCGTGAGTGCTGGTACTAAATTTTTACCCGTAAAGTGGGAAGAAGGTAGGCCCCAGCTAACCTTCGATGCTTTTAGAAGGGCAGGCGGTGGAGTTGACCCTGGGGCTATCAGAGATTTTCTGACAAGAGTAAGCCCCGCCTCTTTAGTCAGGCCCGTAATAAAGGAAGCCTTTAATCTTCCAGCAGAAAGCCAGGGAACCGTAAGAGCTCAGCGTATCGAGGAGGAAGCACAACGGAGGACAGCAGATACAGGCCAGCCTGTGGGTGCACGAGAACGCAGGCAAATAGGAGAAGAACTATACAAGCTGCCCCCATATGTTAGGGGATTGACCGAAGAACTTCCTTATCTTGCCATGCCTCCTATGAGGGGTATTAGGGCGGGTATGCAAGGAACTAGAGCCGGATTGCAGGCATCTCAAAGACTTGGGAGGGCTACTCCCGCTGCGACTCGTACTATACGTGCGGGCGAAATGGCCCTAAAGCCTGTTGAGATGCTTGAAGAATTACCCCGTGCTGTGATTGGCGCAACAGCTAGAGGAGCGGGAAGGTTAGGCGGCAGGCTCACAGGCCGAGAAGTGCCCGTCACCCCCGCCGCCGCACGCGCTGCTGAGGTTCCCACCGGCCCCGCTGCTGCACGGGCAGAACTAGACGACCTTATATCGCGTATACCCGAAAACCCTGCTTTGCGTACACGATCTACACGGAGCAAGGCTCACGCGAAAGTTACCGAGAAGGTTGAGGGCTTCCTTGCCGGTGGCGCAGGGCCTACTGCGAGAGATTTAGGATATATCAGTAGGAGCACGGGACTTCTTGCAAGGGGCGCAGACAAGCCCACGAGAGAGGCCGCGAACAAGCGGATGGACGACCTGATAAGAAGGGCTAGCGCAGAGTCTGAGCGCATAGAGGGAGCCCCCTTTACCAGCGGATATATGGATCGCGTACTCGAAGGACACGAGACAGATAATTTCATTAGAAGGGCGGGAGAGAAACTCGCGGGGTTGCCTGGTCTTAAAGCGGTTATAAGTACGGTGGGTACCCCTGCTGCCATTGTACGTATGCCGGGGATGAAGGCGCTAAGGGAAGGATACGGATATCGGCTTTTACAGGAATTACAGGAGTCGCGTTTAAATGCCAAGATGATTGATTTTGATGATGCCCCCTTTAATGTTGACAGCGAGGGAATGATGTTGGCGGGCAAGAAGAGAGTACCGTTTGGTGACCTCGCTGAGAACCCCAGTTCATATCTTGAGAAGGGACTAATAACCCCCGAGCAGCACAGGTGGATAATTGACGCGCACGGATATATAGATGAACTCGCAAGGAATTACCAGCTTGTCTCGGGGAAGAGGCTGGTAGTCAAGCTGGAACGAGAGCACTACTGGCCGAGATTCACGGCGGAGAAAGACGGCAGTGTAGGGGTCACAGGCAAGATTTTCGGTAAGGGGGATTCTGCAAAGCGCAGGCTCATGGACTCGGTGAAAGACGGTATGGACGAGGGTGTTGAGTATGAAGCCAACCCACTGAGAATGTTAAATCTCTATGCTACCGGCGTCAACAAGATGACGCGAGATGCGATATTTGAAAAGAGGTTGATAAGCAAGGGGATTGCGAAACGTAAAGGAGCACGCATCAAGGGGCAAGAGCGTGAGGCCCTGGTAACTCCCGACTGGCAGGCGCGTAGAGGCTGGGGCGAGCTTCAGTTTGACAAGGAGGCTGCTCGACAGTTATCTGGGCCTATGGGAGTACGGCGGGGGGGGAAAGGCTGGCGGGAGGGAACCTTCCTGAGTCGTGCAGAGATGGTGGCGGCAGTCCCGAAGCTGATAATTACGGGCCTTTTAGATACTGGTCATTTTATGATACAGGGAGTGTCGCTTTTAGCAAGGAGCCCAACGGAGTGGGCACGAGCGGTGCAGGTAGGTCTCAAGACTATACATGACCCGAAGTATTTTCAGAGATTTTTAAGGGATAATTATATAGATAAGGTGCGTGATGCCGGTGCCCACGGCGTCAATGTAGATGCTCTATCCGAGTTTTACCATGCGGCGCCGGTGCTTGGGCGTATTCCAGTTGTTAAGACTATTGCGCGTCGGGCTCAAGCAGGATTCCAGTCGTATTTGGGCGTGGGCCGTGTGGCGATGTACGACTCGATGGCTACTGTTGCACGTCGCAATATGCGAGGGATTAATCGTGCCACGGGGGCGAGATATACGGCCCGAGAAGTAGAGCAGGAGCTTTTACAGATCGGGAGGATAGCAGATACGCTGTTGGGAGGCACCTCGACGAAGGGCCTCGGTATGTCCGCTACCCAGCGACAGATCGAGAGTGCCTTCATCTTCTTTGCCCCTCGGTATACCCGCTCGGTTTTTGGGACTATAGGACACGCGATGGGGAGCGGTATTGGGCCACAGGAAACCCGAAAAATCCTTGGGAGTATGGTGTTTGGCGGTGCTGAGGTTGTGGCTGGCTTAATCGGGCTCCAGGGGATATCGCAGGGCAAGTCCCCCAAAGAGATTCGGGCGGATATTATTTCAGCGCTCAACCCTTCTTCGGGCAGGAAGTTTATGTCTATAAAGGTAGGCGATCAATACTACGGCATTGGCGGTGGGTATCGTGCCATGCTGCGCTTCATTGGCGACACTGTCAGTCTAGATAGCTGGCAGAACATGGGGCCTGATCTGAACGACAAGTTGCTTCGCAATCCCCTGACCATGTATGCACGCAGCAAGCTCCCTGTGACTGGCGGCCTTCTTTCAGACGTAATAGATAAGCAGGAGTTTCTCGGGGCTGAGTTTACGCTTGAAGCATTCACGGAAGACCCTGCGCGGTTTGCCGAGGCCCTGATGGAGAGGACGACCCCGTTCCCGATACAGGCGTTTATAGAGGCTCGCGCTTCTGGCCTTCCTACTATGATAGGCGCGGCTGCTACGGAGTTTGTGGGAGGCCGCGCCGTACCTGCTCCGCTGAGCGAACAAAAGGCAGAGGTAGGGTTAGAGCTTGTACAGGCAGCACTGCCCGAGGGCGTAGGGGAAACATACAAAGAGATCGCAGATAGCGAGGGTTTTACGTTCCCTACTACAGGCCCGCTGGCGATATCCCCGTCTGAACTTGCTCAATCTCCTCGGGAATACTGGCAATTCAGTAGGGGCATGAGAAATAAGGCGGAGGCTAATCCCCGGTTTGCCGACCTGTCCCGTAGGGCGAGAGAGGCTACGAAACAGTATAATCCTCGCCTTGCCGAGTATCAGGAAGACCAGGATATGGAATGGGAGGCAACGCTCGGAGAGAATGGCAAACTGGCGAAACTTTTTGAACTGTCCCAAACGCACGACCCTGGGCGTCCTATGAGGTTGTATAGGAAGAGGGCGAAGGTGATTCTCCGCGATTTCTACAGGGACAGGCAAGAAGCTGCAGAAAGCGCTAAGAGGAGAGGACTGTTTAGAGGGTGGGACCCTGACGGGCCGTTCAAAAAGGCTGAGGACATATACGTGCGGTTGCTCTTTGTAGATGACGAGGAGTTGGTGAAGGCGCTCTTCCCGCCCACACCTGATATGCCGTATATGCCTCTTGAGGATGAAGTCACAGGGGACTTTAACTGGGACGAGTATGAACGCAGGGTGAATTTCCTCAAGGACACCTACGGCGACAAATTCGTTTTAGATATGAAAGAGAGTTCAAGGGCCAATCTGCCAGAGTTTGAACGCGAGCGCAGGGAAGCGTCAGAGATTATAGCTGAAACCGGCTACTGGGACGTAGACAAAACCCTTGCCAACCAGATCGGAGTTGGAGTCAGTGCTGACCTGAAAGAGTATAGGCGCCTGGAGAGAAAGAGTGCCCCGAAGGCCAAGGCTTTCCTCGATGAGCACGATGTGCTTCGCAAGGAGGTTATCAACAAGGTTAGCGACGCCAGGAAGGTACTGCGCTTAAAGGTCGAGGGGCTCGACGCCCTACTCCTCAAGTACGGCTATATTTCCAAGCCCGTAGAAGAGACTCTTAGCCTGCTTGAACGGTGGGGCTAGGGCGGTTAACACTATGGGATCGACTTCATTTGTTGACAGATACCATATATTGTATGTAGTCTTTGAGGTATCAGGGAGGGAAATAGGCTTATGGTGACAGAAAACGTAGACCAGTTGTCTTTCGAGACTACGGACAGCCCCGTGGATACAGGGGTTGTGGAGGCGGACACGTCTCCGCAGGAGGCCGTAGAGGCCCCACAGGCGGAGGCAGAGGGCCTGGTAGACACCGCGCAGGCACCGCCCGTGCAGGCACCGCCCGCGCAGGCACCGCCCGAACCGGCAGGGATAGTCCCGCCAGCGTCGAGCGCACCTCCTCCGCAGTATACGCCCGAACAGATAGCCCAGATGCAAGCGGCATCTAACCAGTACGCGCAGGTCCAACAGAGGGCTGCGCTACAGGGGCAGGTAGATAATTACAAGCAGCAGTTAGAGAATGCAGGCTATCTGCCCGAGCACGCAGAGCAGTCCGCGGCCACTTATATGCAGGGCTTGCAGCAACACGCGACAGTGGTGCAGCAGGCTGAGGAGTGGGGGCGGGAGGTGGAGGGCCGGGTGGTATACGCAGAGCAGTTCGCAAAGAAGTACAACCTCGGTATAGATGACCTTGAAACATTGAGGCGCTACGGGGACGCCGCGTCTGTGGAGAACGCGGCCAAGAAGATAGCTGCCGACAGGGAGCGTGACTCGGAGTTAGCAAGGTTTAGGCAGGCGCAAGTGCCTGCACAGAGTTTCGATAACAGTCAGGGCAATCCGCAAGTGGCTGCCGACGAGGGGGGCTGGCTGGACAGGTATAATTCGGGCGATAGGTCGCCGAGCGCACAATCGGCGGCAAGGAAAGCGGCAGGTCTAGCGTAAACAGCCAGGAGGAATAAGGATGGCCCAGGCAGCGACGACAGGTAATCTTGAAAACGCGCAGAAGATAATTATTGCGGCGAGTAGGTATACGGAGGAGCATAACGCTCCGGCTCTAGCCTTGATAGAGCAGTTCAGCCTCCCGAAGGGATCGAAGCAGGTCACCGTTCCCAAGGTGGGGCAGATGACCATGTCTGACCTCGTAGACGGCCAGGACATAGTTGACGAGGAAGATATCGGCATGACCACGGTAGACCTGACGGCAGCAGAGGTCGGGGCCAAGGTGATCCTGACCGACAAGCTGGTACGGCAGGCCGCCGACAACGTCTTCTCCATGATAGGCAGGCAGCTTGGTGACGGCATGGCGAGGAAGAAGGACACGGACGTTAT